TCAAGATCCAGAACGACCGTACTACCCGCCAGAGTTTGACGGACAAGAGCTATTTTAAGGAGGAGGAAACTATGAGCACTTACACGTTTGCACAGATCGACAAGATGTCGGCGAGTGAATACGCCGCAAAGATGAATGACCCCGAGTTCGTTAACTTCGTGAATCAGGTGACCGCTCCCGTAGTGGATGTCCTGAATCCTGAGGGCACACTCCCGCGAGACCCGCTAGGGAGACCCGTTCAACCTGACATCGACCCTGAGACGGGGATGCAGCGAGTTCCTCGCACGGAAGTGCAGACGGTGACTCCCGATGGTGTGGTGCTTGACACCCCGGCGGTCGAAGCCATTGTTCCCCCGGCTGTTCCTCTCGCAGTTCTGGCTGAACAGCGATACGAGTGGCAGCCGACTGACGAGACCGGCAGACCGCTTGGCGGAAAGCAAGTCATCATCTATAAGACGAATGAGGAGATGATTCAGAAGTTCACCGAACAGAATAACTCGATTCTGCGTCAGATGCGGAAACTTTCTCGGGACGCCCGTTTGGGACTCACGCCCGAGGAAGATGTTCCCCAATCGGCCCCTCGGCTGCCCACGAATTTTGGCAGTTTCAAGCCGAAGCAACTGACTGTCGATGAACGGTTCCAGTTGACACAAGATTTGAATGACCCCGAGAAGTTCGAAGACGCTAAGGTCAGATTTGCCGAGGCTACGTTCGGGGCAAAGCCCGAGGTACTGACGGAGACCTTGAACAAGAGCCAGCAAATGCTCTTTGAGAATCAGGTTGTCCGCAGTTTCGACGAATTCCTTGACAGGGTAGGCGACGGCTTCAATAACATTGAGGCGAATCGCATGGCCCTTACTAAGTGGATGGGCGAGAGGAATCTCGAACCAACCACCGACAATTTTGAAATCGCCTTTGCGAGAACTGCCGCATTGCAGATTCCCGCTACGGTTGTCCAACCGTCACAGGCTAGTGTTGTTGCCCCTGCTTCCGCAGTGGTAGCAGCATCAGTGAAATCGGAACCGAATACGCAGGTTCCCACTGCAACTCCCAGTCGGATTACTGGCGAGGAACAGTCGGCACAAAACGCCAGACGTCAAACACCCTCAGGATTGAATGACCGTGTGTCTTCATCCAGCGGAGCAGCACCCGCGAGTGGACAATCTTTGACCCTGGCCGAAGTTGACAAAATGTCACCCGACGAGTACAAGAAACGGATTCTAAGTGATCCGAATTTTGCGAAGACGGTCGATCTGCTACAACAGCAGGCTGATCAACGTCGCCTCGCCAGACAGCGTCAACTCGCATAACTAAGAAGGTAATCAGTTATGAGTTTCTCTCCATCTGGAAACCAGCTTTCCAACCTGCCCCAAAGCACCGTGAAGTATTATGACAAACGGTTCCGTGAGAATTTGAAAGCACAGACTCCGTTCGTCCGTTGCTCGCAGCGTTTGGATCTCCCGAAGAACTCGGGTAACCAATACGAGATGTTCATGTATGTTCCGCTGGCCGCTCTGACCACTCAGACGACTGAAGGAACCGTGGGCAGCTCCCTGAGCGTCAACGTTCTGAACACCACGGCGACCATCGGTGAATATGCCGATTACGCTAACTTCTCTTCGCTGTCTCTGGCTACCGCCATTGACAACACCGTCGAGAACGTGGCCAAGGAATTGTCGTATCAGTTGGGCGAGTCCCTGTCGGCTCTGGTCCGTGCGACTGCAGACGGTGCGAACAGCATCGACTCCAGCGTGCTGGTCGAGCTGGCCGCGAACTCCACAGCGAGCTTCACTGCTCTGTCTCTGAGTCAAATCAGAAACGCCGTTCAGTCTCTGGCTGGACGCAGTGTGAAACCGTTCGCCAAGGATATGTTCGTTGGCGTCATCCATCCGTTCGCCCTGGGCGACGTGTTGGCTGACAACTCGAACGATTCCCCCATCGACATCCTGAAGCATACCGACAAGGGTATGATGCGGATGGACGACCTGATCAGCACCGATCTCGAAGACACCGTTGAACTGCCTTCCACAGGTGTTCGGTTCTTCCAGACGAACCTCGTCACGCAGACCGTGAACTACCAAGGCGTGACTGGGCTGACTGCTTTGAGAACTTACATTTTCGGGCAGGATGGAATCTTCTCCATCAACCTGGGTGCACAGAACGACACCACCTTCGGTGAAGGTCAGTGGCAGAACATCAAGTGCAACGTCGTGCAAAACGCTGCACCGACAGTAGCCGACCCTGAAGGGTTGATACCCGGCTGGACGAGCTACCGTGTACATTTTACCACGTCGCTCGGCCCCGATACCACAATTAGGATCAGAGAGATTGACGCCGCAAGCGCCATTTCCTAATCATCGAGGATTGTGCTAGACTTGCTAAGTAGCAGCATTGGGGGTGTCGCCTCGAACGGCACCCCAGCTACTGTTCATTCGAGGTGAACAATGAAAGCACACACTGAAGAAGTACGAACAGAAGTTTTGGAGTTTTTGCGCCTACATCGCAGCCAACAGGAAATATCGACTCGAACAGGCATACCTGTTAAGACGATAGAAGACTGGGCGGTTGAATGGCGAAAAGATGGGACGCTCGTTGGTTACAAACGAGCGGGCATGGGGTTTATGACTCGTGCCAAACAGATGTCTAACGGGTATTACAAGATTATTCGGAAACGATATCTTGGAATGCGTTGGACAGATAAAGTAGCAGGACGCACTTTCGGATTTTCGAATCCGACTGAGGTAATTCATTATTATCTCGACGCCTTAGGAAATCCTAGGCCGTGTACTTATTGCGGTCGGGTTCCTGAGAAAGGTAAAGTCTGGGGGTTAGACCGAGTAGATTCGTCTCTGGGTCACATACCCGGAAACCTTGTCCCTTGCTGCGGTTCACATCCTGAAAGTTCGCAGTTGTCATGTCAAGCTAGCAAGTCAA